TCCGATCTGGTTCTGGCCCATCTGTTGCGCGATCATCGGGTCTTTCATGAACGATGTATGTGTGGCAATGTGTGCATCATGATCTTGGTAGATAAACGCCTTGACGGGCTTGCCTTTGAGCACGCTCATGTTCTCGGTGACTGGATCAACGGGCTTCATGTCATCTTCAACAGGCACGAGCTTGTCGGCGTTCTTCACACCCAACACCTCGATCATCTGACGGTGCAACACAGGCAGGTCATAAATCTGCGGCGCTTGGCTTGCTAACTGCAACACAGCTTGGTACTGCATGATGCGCTGGGCCATCGTGCTGGAGTTGGGATCAGACACGGGGATCACGTCCACCATGTCGTAGTCGGACTGCTTGATCTGACGATCTTTCGTGTAGTCAGGCTCGTAGCTGTACTCCTCTGGGGTGTAGTCGCGGATGATCTCTTTCAACAACTTGAACTCTTGGCGCATGGAGTAGTGCACACGAGCTTGCACAGCACCCATCGTTTTGAGTTGACGCTCAAGCAACGCAAGAGTGGTACCCACTGGCGCGTTTGCGCTCATGTCGCTCACCTGCATGTCGGCAATAGAGCCAAGGCGACGAGCCTCGTTTGTGATCTTTTCCAACAACCCAGCCAGAACCTGTGATGGCTCCTTGTATGGCAGGGACATGATGTTGTCCTTGATCGCACCGCTCGGTACATCTACGTCACGGAACTCGCCCGGAGCGATAGGTGTGTCGTCACCTTTAATACGTGCGCCGCGAGTTTTCAGGCCACCGGGAAGATTAGACAGAGTGCCAGCATCAACAAGCTGGCGAATGATTGAAGTACCTGCGCGTGCATAACCACCAATGATGTGCACGAGGCCCATACCGTAGACACCAAAGCCCGGAATGTAGTTGTACTGCGCGAAGTGTTGACGCTTGAGGTGGAGTTCATCTTCTTCCTTCCAGTTACGGCGGATTGCCAAAACTTCTTTTGTGCCACGCTCATACGTAATCACGTATGGTAGTGCGATGCCATCTGGGTCTTCATACCCCGGCAGGTCGTAGTCAATGTGCACTTCAGCAAACTGATAGCGGTCATCGTCTTGTGTGATTGAGAAGCCTTGCTCCTTGGCTTTCTTCTCCTCGATGTCGGTGCTGATGTTGACAGGATCACCCAACTCAACGTCACGGTAGAAACCTGCGACCTGCAACTTGCGCACTTCATTCTTGGTCTTGCGCATCAGGTGAGTGACACGCTCGGATGTCTCAATGTTGGACGCACCGTAAGGAATGATTACATCCTCTGCCGCCACGAACATAGACACTTGGCGACCTAGACCCGGATCGTAGTAAACCTTCTTGAACGCCGCACCTGCCAATCCTAAGTTGAACAGCATGCGCTCGTGCTCGGAGCGATACTCAACCATCTTCTCGGTCATCTGGTAGTTCATGTCCACACGGACACGTTCGGCAGCTTCTTCTTTGAGCTTGTCAATTGCACCGATGATCTCTGTCTTCACAGGGCCAGCGGCGGGGAAAGTCTCCATGATTGCTTCGGACTGGAAGCGAATAGCGGCTTCAGCCAACAGCGTAGAGAACACCCCACACGAGCCGCTCCACGGTTCGGTGCGTTCTTCGTAGCGCAGTCCCAGAACCTCTAAGCCTTTGACGAATGTATCTGCCCAGTCCTTGCGACTGTTGATGTCAGACGTAACCATGTCATCAAGGTCTTCTGCGAGTGAGGCCAACGCGCTGTCGTCCATCTCCTCTGCAAGGTTGGCATTAAAGTCGCCACCATCTGCCACATCAGGCTCCAGTGTGATCTCCACACTACCATCAGACAGTGTGACTTGCTCGGGGTCAACGATCTCAATTTCTAGGGGGCTGTCGCCACCCATAGTCATCACGTCTTCTTCTATACCCATCGGGGCTGAGTACAGCCCCTTATCCATTGAACTTGTAGCCATACTCAGGTTCCTTTAGGTTTTGCGACCTTTTTTGCCGCAGGTTTTTTGACTGGCGTGACTTTTTTCTTCAGCGCCTTGTATTTTTTGTCGAGTTTGATGTAGTCCTCGTTGAGCTTTTTATACTCAAACATTGTCCTATCGACAGACGAATTGTGCTCTTGTGCTTTGATAAGTAAAGCGTTGCAGTATTTTCTAAGGTCATCGTGGATACGCAGCATCTCATTGGCATAGCGCAGCATCAATTCTTTGTGGTAGTCCGGTACAGCTTTATCTGTCATCCAGTGTTGTTGCTTGTACCACTCTTGCCACGTGATCGTGCGCTCGATCTCTTGCTTGTATGCGTCCAGTTTTTCCATCATGTACATCTCATCTCTCCTTTTAATAGTACCTACTACCGCCAGCGTACCGCTTCGATTTGAAGTAGCTAATTTCCTCTGGCTCATCGTCGGGCAACCGGATAAACCCACCTGCTCTGAAGCGCATGAGCGCCATCACAGTTGAGTCAACCAAGTCATCGTTTGCAGCGAATGGGAACGCAGCGATCTCCTCGACCACCTCCTCCCCCCAACGTGTTTCTGGCACCCACACCAGCCCTGACTGGATGATGTCGGCAACCGAGTTCAGACGCGCTGTCTTGTCGCCTGTACCTCGGTGCGGGGTGAACTCCATTACAGGTATACCTGTGCGGCGAATCTCTTGATACAACTGCGTTCCTGAAGACTTTTTCTCCACGATGAACGCATCAGGCTCCCACTCTTTCCACTCGGCATAACACAGCTTCTTGAGTTCAGGAAACTCCATGCGGCGCTTGATTGAGTTAAGCAGGATGATGTTGTAGCGGTCTTCTTTCTCGTTGAGGAACACGCCCCACGTAGTCAGAGCCGTAAAGTCAGCACGGTTGTGCGCTTCTGCCGCTGAGTCCAGCGACATGATGATGTACTCGCACTCAGGCGGGTCTTCTTCTTTCCAGATGTTCCACCACTCGCGCTTGACGATAGCCGCTTCCTCGGCAGTGGGGTTCTGCTGGTACTGCGCGTTCCACTGAAACAGTGGCATCGACGCCTTCGTGCGCAACAGTGCCTTCATGTCAAAGAACTCAGGCCACAGCGGTTTCTGAATGATGGAGCCATCAGACTGATCAATGTCTAGGATGGCTGGAAACTCCACCACCTCGTACTGATCAGCGCCTTCGTTCTGTCCCATGTCCTTGACAACACGACCTGTCAAGTCGTTCAGGTGCCAACGTGTTTGGATGATAGCCACACGACCACCCGGCATCAGACGTGTACGGGCACCGTATGCAAACCACTCGTATGCTTTATCGAAGACATCAAAGTTGCCATTCAGCACGTCCTGCTCAGAGTGCGGATCATCAATGAGGAGCAGGTCAGCACCGCGACCCGCGATAGATGAACCAATACCGCAAGCAAAATACTCACCGCCCACGTTTGTGTTCCAGCGTCCTGCTGACTTGGAGTCAGCCGCAAGGTTCACGGTTGGGAAGATCATGCGGTACAAGTCGGTGTCAATGATATTTCGCACCTTCCTACCAAAGTCCACCGCGAGGTCTGTGGTGTGAGACACCATCATCACCTTCTTGTCAGGGTGTCTGCCGATGAACCACGCTGGGAAGTAGATCGACACAAGCTGGCTCTTGCCGTGGCGCGGCGGGATGTTCACGCACAAGCGGTCTTTCTGACCCTCGGCAATCTGCATCAACAAGTCAGCCAAGATGCGGTGGTGTTTACCCACCTTGTAGTCGGGCTGCATGTGCTTGCAAAACTCGATCAGGTCGTCATAACACGCTGCTGCGTGTCGTCTTTCGGCTAGAGCTTGCGCCGCAGCCAAGATTTCTGCACGTTCTTCAAGCTCAAACTGCTCAATATTCTCGACCATGAAGTCGATTTCTTCGTCGGAAAGATCATCTTTGACGACGTTTTGAGTCAATTTACACCCCCGTATTCGGCTGTTTTTTGCTCAAAATCTGCATTTTCTGGGCTTACAGGGGCTGGGATGCCCAATTCTTCGTCCAAATTGATCGCTTTGGCCTCAACTGGTGTGACATCTACCACGTCCATCTTGGCACGTAATTTGTTGAGCTTGTCCCGCAAAGTTTGCTTGAGTTCATCTGTGGACTGGTGGGTGATCAGCACCTCGGTGCGCTCTGAAAAGAGGCCCACATCGCTGATTTTTCCAAGCAATTCAAGAGCACGGATGCGCACCTTTGGGTCAGGGTTGTCTGACTCCAAGATCAGCTTGTTTGTTACCAAGTGCCTGATGTGCGTAGCCTTCTCGACCACTGCATGACCAAACTCGTCCAGCACCCCCTTGACCAAAAGGAGAGATGCAGGGGTCATGGTAGAGATTTTGTTAGTAGTCAGCGACTGACTGGCCTGATTCTCATCCTTGGCAAACGCCTCGACCACCGCAGTGGCGACATCCTTGTCGTTAGGCTTGGGGATCAGCAGTTCAGGATTAAGTCCTGCACCGAGGAGCAAGTCAATGGTCGCGCACGCAGCTTCGGCCCTTTCACGCAGGAGCGGATAGGGCATACCTTCCGGTGGCAGAGCCACCCCGATGTCAGGAGTGCAGACCAATGTCATATCAAATTGTGCGCTTATGTGGCGGGATGCCGCATAGAAGTTTTCACGTTACCACAAAATGCAAGCCCTTGGCAAGCGTGCTCAATTTTTTATATAAAAAATTTTTTGATGGGGGGTACTATTTTTACAAGGGGGGTGTTTACTCAGTTGGACGGGGTGGGTAGCTGGCATAGAAAAAACATGTTTGTTGTGTGATTGATATAGGTACGTCTCGGCGGGTAATAGAACAATCTGGAGTACCCATATAGAACAGTAGAACAATGCCTAACAAGAACTATTGAACAGTGTTATGGTTTTAGAAAAAATGGGTTATGAGTGTGGAAAATAGCAACCTATACGCGGCTATGGTACCTAAACTGATTTGGGGTGGGTGGGGTATGGTGGGTCATCGCGGCCTGAAAACGCGTTTTTGGTTTTGAGTTATCACGCGTGATAACTTGGAATTGTTTAATAGTTTCCAATATCCCTTGACAAGCCCTGACACCTGACACACAATAGAGGCCTGAGACAAGTTAACGTGTTGTTAACCTCTCAGTTAAACCTTGAAAGGGTTTTTATCATGAACGCAACTAAAATTGTTTTGTCGTCTTCTACTGTAACTGCCTTGTCTTCTGCCCTGAAGTCTCAGGACAAAAACGAGGCAATATGGCTGAAAGCCTCTGACAGTCTCAGGGCTGATCGGATCACTTCAGCCATGCTTGAAACTGAAAAGAAGGGCGGTTCTGAAGACTTGCGTCAGCAAGTCAAGGCCGTGATCCTGAGCACTTTCAGCGAAGCTGAAAAGGCTTTGCTGGCGCAGGACACAAAAGCCCTTGATGACATCAAGAAGTTTCAGAAGAAGACAGCGCAACAAAAGATCGGTGCACGTCTCGCCCTGATCCAGTCTTTCATTCGCAAGGCTGAAAAGGCAGAAGAAGACGGCGAGGCGCAAACCACGAAAACCGAAGTGCAACGTATTCACGAAGCACTGGACAAGGCAGTGACAAAACTGCAAGGGCTTGCAACCCCTGCCTTTGACGTGACTGAGGCAGTCAAGCGCATCAAGTCTGTCAAGGGCATGATGCCCGCGCTCTAATCGGAGCACTTAAAAACCCCGCGAAAGCGGGGTTTTTTTTCGTCTGTACTTTTTTGCCCTGACCGAAAGGTCGGGGCTTTTTTGTGTCTATTTGTTTTTGGGTTATCACGCGTGATAACTCATTGATGCCAGTTCTCAGAGCAGCGTTGCGCCCTTCATGAGCCAGCCGTGAGCCTGATGAGCCTGACCACGTGCAAACACGTTTGCCGTGTGTTTGCTACACAGGGTTTGCTGCTGGTGCCAACGTAGGTTATCACGCATGATAACTCCATGAAACCAGTTCCAAGAGCAGCGTTGCGCCCCTTCAGGTTGTTCAAGTGTTCAACTGTTCGTTTGTTCTAGTGTGCGTCTGTTCTAAGTGTTCTAATGTTCGCGTACAGCGATGTTCTAACGTAGCACAGCTAACATGTTTTTTCTGTGTGTAATGTTCTAAAAAAAGGCCTAATGTTCTAAACTGTTAAGAACATTTAGAACACTATATTCGTTGGCACGATTAGGCACGATTAGGCACCGTTACTACCATTTTGATATATAGATTTAGATACTTTATGATAGTAAAAGTAATGATTTGATTGTGTTCTAATGTTCTGTGATTCTGAGATGTTTTCGGCAAAATAACAAGGTGAGGGAGGCTCCTGACCGATTCGTCCCGTTATCACGCATGATAACTTCACCTCCAACCGTTTCGCCAAAGCCCCAAAACCACAGAACATTACGAACATTCGGAACTTACCTTTAGAATCAAGGACTTACGCCATTTCCGCCGACAGAACATTCAAGAACTTTTAGTACATTATATTAGATGCTAAAACTTGACATAGGATGCTACCTGAGTTATACTATGTATTCAGTAGGTAGTTCGTTAAGTTCATTAGTTCGGTGTTCGCACTGTTCAAGTGTTCGACCCATCTACTGTTCGCCGAGTTATCACACGTGATAACTTGTTTTTGAGAGTTTAGCCAAGAGGAGTATTTCAATGAGAAATCGTAGTGAGCACCACACCTTTGGACTCATCTGCACGGGCTGTTATGGCGTGAGGGTTGAACCCCCGCGCCTTCGGCTCGGTTACACCACGTGCATGACCTGCGGAGAGAAAGCCGCACGTGCCGTGAAGCACACCATCGTGCCGATGAACAAGTCCAACTACATCGCGTGTTTCGACACCGATACCCTGAAACAACTGAACCCGAAAAGGACTGAGGTATGAAAAGAATATCGAACAAAGACGCACGGGGCTACGTCCAGCGGCGCGTGGAGTTCCAAGGGAACAACACGTTTGCACGTGAGGTGGCAACCAAGCACAGCGTGGTCTACGCAGTGTTCAGCTACGGGGAGCACTTCCCGATGTTCGTTGCCGAAACCCTCGCCGATGAACAAGGCACCCAAACGCATTGGTACGCCAACACCGAAAAGTGGAGCCGCACCACGTCCAAGCACCAAGGCCAACTGCATCCACTGGTGGAGCGCATGGTGCCGATGGACACTGACCGACTCAAACACATTGCCCGTGGTGGGCTGATGGAACTTGTACAAAGGGGACTGACATGCTGAAACGACTTTTTGTATGGCTTGCCCAAGCCCTTGCGGGCCTCGTGCTCATCGCGTTCTTTTGCCTGATGCTCGTTGAGTGGGCGGCAGGGTGCGGTGAGTCCTACGTGGATTCAAAGGGCATCACACACGTGAACGAGTGTGTGTTTATCAACAAATTACAAGGTGTCTCTAAACCTTGACTTCAATGTCATCTAGTGTTATACTATGTATTCGGGTGGTTAATGATTCTAAACAGTCCTTCCACCTGAAACGAGTTATCACACGTGATAACAACTTTGTCAGTAAGTAACTTAAACCTATCTGGAGAAAACGAGATGAACGATCTATTCACCCACATGGAAGCCGCACCTGCGGTGACCGCCCCGAGCATTGCAAGCTCTGCCATGTTTGCCGAGTTATCCATCGGCAACTGGACTGCACGAAAACTTGACCGCAAGGCGACCAAGGAAACCACGTCTGCCAACGGCGCGAGTGACGATGCAGGTAGCTTCCATAAAAAACTCCTGTCCTGTCCTGAACTGGACGCAATACAGAAGCACATTGCCAACACACGCCAAAACGTGCACTACCGCCTGACGATGCCGTGGTCTGACCTTGGGGTGCGGCTATTGCCGACTGCCATGTTCGCTGACTACTACCGCGAGATCACAGAAGCCGAGACTGAGTTTCACCGACTGGTCAACGACTTTCTGCAAGCGTACACGTGGGCACAGGCACAGGCTCAAGCACAGCTTGGCAACTTGTTCTCAAGTGATGACTACCCGAGCGTGGAGATTGTCGCGGCTAAGTTTCGGTTCCGTCATTCGCAGACACCGATCCCTGATGCAGGTGACTTCCGACTCGACATCGGTGCGCAAGCACAGGACTCACTGCGTGAACAGTACGCCAAGTTCTACACCGACCAACTCAACAGCGCGATGGGCGATGTGTGGCAACGCACGTATGACTCACTGTCCAAGATGTCTGAGCGTCTCGACTACCAAGGCGGCGACTCAAAGGACAAGAAGATATTCCGCGACACCCTCGTGGACAACGTGCGCGAAATGCTTGGACTGTTGACCAAGTTCAACGTGACGAACGATCAACGCATGGAGAACATGCGTGTACGACTTGAGGACGCCATGCTCGGTGTGTCTGCTGATGCACTGCGTGACGATGACTCATTCCGCAAGGACACAAAGACCAAGGTCGATGCGATCCTGAAATCAATGAACTGGTGATCCCGGGTTATCACGTGTGATAACTCACCAAAACAACTTTACATATTCTCATATTCAACATCAAAGGAACTAATCATGTCGAACGCAACTGAACTCTACGCACTGAACCTGACCGAGGCTCAGACTCTCATCCGCTTCTCAGGTGACACCACTGTCCTGATGCAGGGTCACATGGGCACAGGCAAATCGTCCATGCTCAAGACCTTGGCTCTTGACCTGCCGACTCACACACCGTGCTACTTTGACTGCACGACCAAGGACTTGGGCGACATCACGATCCCTAACGTGGTGAACTTGACCTCATCACTGGAAGATGCGTTTGTGCGATACGTGACCAACGAGGAACTGGGTGTGCACCTGAACAAGCCGATCATCCTGATGATTGACGAGTACGGCAAGGCTAACCCTGCTGTCAAGAACGCACTGCTTCGCCTGATGCTTGAGCGCAAGATCGGATCGAGCACCCTGCACCCTGACTCACTGGTGTTTGCAACGACCAACCTTGGATCGGAAGGCGTGGGCGACCTGCTACCTGCACATGCACGTAACCGCTTGACGATCATCAAGACTCGCAAGCCTACCAACGTGGAATGGATCGAGGACTTTGCCCTGAACGCAGGTGTGGATCACACCATGCTTGCGTGGGTGACTGACAACCCACAGGTGTTTCATTCCTTTGAGGACTACAAAGATGCGGATGCAAACAAGTTTATCTATCACCCCGCTGACCCAAGCCGTGCGTCATTCGTGACACCACGTTCACTGGAGAAAGCGTCCAACTGGTTGAAGGTACGCGGCAAGCTGACCGACAAGACACTGATGGCGGCTCTCATCGGCACGATTGGTACCGAGGCGGCGGCGAACCTGAACACATACGTACGTGTTGCTGATCAACTGCCAAGCCTTGACTCGCTCAAGAAAGACCCGATGGGTGCGCAGGTGCCGAGCAGTGCGTCCGCTGTTTGTATGGTGGTGCACCGCACGTTGCAGACTATCGACAAGTCGTGGATGGATGCGTGGATGGAGTACTTGTCACGTCTCGACAAAGAGGCACAGACTATGTTCGCCATGCAGGTACGCCGACCCACGTACAACAAGCAGACCGAGGTGGTGACTAACAAGAAGTTCACCGCATGGTGTATGGCTAACAACTACGTGTTCGCCGCTGACAAGAAATAAGTTATCACGTGTGATAACTACAACTGGAGAAATATATGACTGCACAAGAACTGTATGACTTACTTGACGAGGCGGGTGTCGCCTACGAGGTGGTTGAGATATTTGAGGGTGCACGGTGCATCCGTGTCGTGGTTGATGAAGTAACTGATGAAGGAGATTTAACATGTTAATGATTGGTAAGACACTGACCGAGGAGCAACGCCTGACCAAGGCGATGGCTGACATCATCGGTAATCAAAACTACATCGCCCTCGCAGGTATCCTGATGATGGGTGAGCACAAGGTCGTGAAGGCAGGTGAGATGGGCTGTCACACGGCGATGACCAACGGCGTGAACGCATGGTATGCACGTGAGTTCGTGGCGGGGTTGACTGATGCGGAGTTACGGTTCCTCATCCTGCACGAGTCGTATCACGTGTTGTACAAACATCTGACCACGTACCTGCACTTGTATGAGCAGAACAGACGCAAGGCAAACCTCGCGTGTGACTATGTGATCAACCTCAAGCTGATGGACTTTGACCGTGAGACTGACAAGGGGTTTATCAGCATGCCCAAGGTGGGTGTGATTGATGAGCAGTACCGTGGCATGGACAGTGCACAGGTATACGCGTTACTGCCTGACGACAACGGCAAGGGTAAAGGCTCGGGTCAAGGTCAGGGTCAAGGCGAGGCAGGTGAAGGTGATGCCGATGGTGAGTCAATGGATCAGCACGATTGGGAAGGTGCCAAGGAGTTGACCCCTGACGAGCGCAAGGAGATCGAACGCGCTGTTGATGAGGCGGTGCGTCAAGGTGCACTGATCGCAGGGAAGATGGGTTCCGGTGGTGCGCGTCTGCTTGATGACGTGTTGCAGTCCAAGATCGACTGGCGTGAAGTCTTGCGTGAGTTCGTGTCAACAACTTGTGCAGGTAATGACTACTCAACGTGGCGGCGTCCTAACCGTAGGTACATATCGTCAGGTCTGTACTTACCCTCGGGCATATCCGAAACCGTAGGTGAATTGGTGATTGCCATAGATACTAGCGGCTCGATTGGTGGGCGTGAGTTGGCTACGTTCTTGGGTGAGGTGGTTGCGATTGCCAAGGCAGTCAAGCCACAAGCTGTGCGTCTGCTGTATTGGGACACGGAGGTATGCCGTGCCGAGTACTACGGACAAGACCAACTGGATGACATCGTGAAGTCCACGAAACCTGCGGGTGGTGGCGGCACGATGGTGGAGTGTGTGCCCGAGTATCTGCGTGAGAAGCAGATCAAGCCGCAAGCCGCGATCATCCTGACCGATGGCTACTTAGGTGGGTCATGGGGTACATGGCACGTACCAGTATTGTGGTGTGTGCTTGACAACAAGAACGCCAAGCCCGACAACGGCAAGGCTGTTCACATCGAATCGTCAGATATGTAAATCAGTTATCACGAGTGATAACTACAAACTTAATTGGAGAAATGAAATGAGCATTAAACATGTATTGGTAAGTACCTTGAAAGCCCCAACAGATCGTGACCTGCATAACGATCCGCAGTCTGCCGACTGGCCTTTCAAACTAGA